TCTGGCCGCTCTTCGCGGTATATTGGAGAGCAAAAATAAGCGTATGCTTCCATTAACTATTTACAAACGCTAACAATTCAGCCGCCAACGCGGTTATATCAGTAGCGCTTAAAGCCGAACCTGACGTAGCCACTTTGTGGTTTTCCATAGCAATTTCTTTTGCCATGCGAAGCGCTTCTAGCTTTGCCCGCTTCGCTTCAGCGGCCGCTTGATTAGATGCGCGATTGTTTTCAATAGCTGTTTGATAATCGACTTGGTTTTGTAACTCTTCTGGTAATGCCATGTTAGTAGCCTCCTAGGCTGTATTAAATTAAGTAGTTAGGTTCTTTGCCGGTATTGTTACATACCAAGTTGTACCGCCGTCTGGGGAGAAAAAGAACCATATGTCTACTTCATTCGCTCCTGTACTGCGGGAAATACTTCCACCGGGATACTTAAATGTGCCGCCAGATAAAGCCACTGTACGGCTCCCAGTGCCGTCATTAGTGAGAACTAATGTAAAAGACGTAGCCCTGTTTGACGTGCCATTAGGCGTAGCCAGTGTAAACGTGCAGTCGCCGGTCAGGGTAGCAGTAAATACGTTACCATCATTACAGTCTATAGTTACCGCGGTGCCAGTATTACCTATGGCAGTTACTTGATCAGAAAACGTGCCCGAAAAAAACTGGTTAGAGTCAAATGGAATAACCGAATTAGCCGCAGAATCTTGCAAGCCGGTAGTTATTTTTGGAGTAGTAAGAGCGGGGCTTACGTTAAGGACCGTAGCGCCTGTACCAGTAGAAGTTGTTACCCCTGTACCGCCATTAGCAACAGCAAGTGTACCCGCAAGTGTAATAGTACCTGAACTAGTAATCGGTCCACCCGAAGTAGTAAGACCCGTAGTCCCACCAGAGACATCGACACTTGTTACGGTACCGCCAACTTCAGTGGGGTTAGCGTTAAGCACTGCTGCGCCCGCACCCGCACCGTCGGTGACAACCATGACTTTAGAGCCGTTAGCCACGTTAACCGTAGCGCCTGAACCCTGCTTGATCGTAATGATCTGGCTGCCGGAAGTGGCGTTCTCAATGATCCACGTCTTAGATACCGTATTTGGTCCAAGCGTAACTTCACGAGTAGCTGTCAGGTCCACTGCCGAAGTGAACTTAAGGTACAGCGAGCGCGTGGCATCTGCCGTGGCGTCGGGCATTGTGAAGGTTTCGTTGGCGTCAGCCGCCATTTCCTTTGTGCCGTAACTAAAACCGTCGGTAATTAGCTCAAGGTTAGTGTTGGTACTGGTGCCCCAAGTGCCACTTTCATCACCAGTAGCAATTTCTTTTAATCTTAGATTGTTTACATAAGTAGCCATTAGGGCCTCCAGTGACTAGTTTAATGTGCTGCCACCGGCAGCAGGGACGCTTGTCGCGTAAATCTTTGTATTCTGACGCAGGTTTAGTGCTTCGCCGCAATCTGAGCAAGTGTCAGCGCTTAATTCAGCCTCGTTTACATCGTACCCGCAGTTGCCGCATACCACTTCAATTTCATGCTTAGGGTCTATTGCGCTACCCAAGTTCTTCGCTTCGTTTACTGTCTTCATGCTGCTATTTCCGTCCAATTAGGTGTTTGATCAACGGGCACTTCGGTCCATCCCGTGCCGGGGTCTGGAACTATACGGCTCCAGACTAATACGTTTCCGACTTGGCCTGTGGCCTGTACGCCAATGGCGTATACCGTGGCGGTGCCTGTTTCTGTAGTTTCGCCTAGCGCCGTAGTGCCCTCAACGCCTGTGACGTTAACGTCGGCATTTGCTTGAGCAGTGGCGGTACCTAATGCTGTGGTGCCCTCAACGCCTGTAACATTTACATTGGCGGCAGCTTCAATAGAGCTAGTACCTACGGCGCCGGCGGCCGCAACCCCAGTGGGGTAAACATAGGCTTCAGCGATAATGACATCGCCTACTTCGCCAGAGGACGCAACCCCCGTAACTTGTACAGTTCTGCCTTCGACTACTGCGGAAGTGCCTATTTCACCAGTGCTTTGAACTCCGGTTACGCTGATTACTTGGTCTGTTATTAGCGTTACACTTCCTAGCTCTCCAGTGGCTGCATTGCCAAGAGCGTTTATAGCTCCGTCTGCATTTACTGCTACGTTGCCAAGGGCTAAAGTAGCTTCGACTCCCGTAACCGAAAAATTGGCATCTGCTTGAGTTTCAGCGGTACCTAAAGCTGTTGTGCCTTGTACGCCAGTTAGAGTTACGCTAACGCCCGTGCCTTCAACTACCGTTACGGAACCTACCGCGCCAGTGGCAGTAGGGGTTGCAGGACTTACGTCCCATTGCCCGTCGCCCCAAGTGCTGTAGCCCCATCCACTTATGGGGACGATAACGTCAGCCATTACACTTTACTCTTAAGCGATACGGATAATCGCGTTGCTCGCATCTGCCGCAGGGAAGACAATAGTAAAGTCGCCCGCAGTAGAGGTCTTATCCGAACCAAAGTCTAATACTGCTACCGCAGGGTTAGTGCCGCCGTTTGCCAAGTAGATCAAAGCGCCACGAGCAGTAATAGTTGCGCTAGAAAACGTCAGGTCAGCAAAGTCCAAAAACGCTGTAGTGCCACTAGAAGCAGGATTAGCTGATATAGTCAGCGTTCCGCCACCTGCGCTGTACCCTGTTCCTGAAACCTCGTTGGTCGCAGAATACGCAGTAGTAGTCGCATCTAGCGTAGCTGACGACGTGTACAGAGCCAGTTTAAAGACCTGTGCTGTGCCTGAACTAAAATCAAAGTCTCCGTCAAGGATTTGAACTTTGAATGATGTTGCCATAGCTTGTGTGATAGCCATTTGTGTTTCCTCTTAAAATATTATGGGCCGGGTGATTCCGATTTAATTGGCAACCTAATCATGCCATCTCTAAATTCATCACGACGACGGCGACCTTGTTGCTCGATGCCGAGACCCTGAATTGCCTGCTTATAGCTGTTTTCAAAATACTGCAGCATATCAGTAGGTCCTTTCGTATAGCTATATGCCTGAATGAGGCAGGCATATAAAAGCGCTTCAGGAGCATTATTACTAATCCAAGTTGTAGTGTTGGAAGAGGATAACTGCTGAGGCTTGTATATGTAGCCCAACTGAACTACATAAGCAGCATCGGGCGTTGGCGCAATGTAAAACGTGTTTTGATTCCAAACCGCGTAGTATTTGGGAGTTCCTGTTACCGTGGAATCCGGCCAATACTCCTTCATAAAAGAAGTGTCTCTAAAATCTAAAAACGTCTGGTTTCCATTTATCGTAACCATTAAGTAACGGTGAGTCAGAATGTCCGATGGGGCCACCAAGAATCGGTTGTTTGCAGTCGTGTTAGCCGTTGCCTCTAGCTTAAAAACATCAAGGTCGATGTCCCGAAGAATCCTATTCTCCGCCATCGTAATAAACGTATCTATGACCGCATTGGTAAACACATTACTGTCTACCTCGGTATAGTTACGGATGTTTGTCACTAGTTCATCATAAGTCATGTAATCACCACCGTGACCGTTCCAAGTATGCCTACTCCCTCAACTGCAATCGCAGCAGGGGCAGGCTGCATTGAACCCGGCACTGTCTCGAAAGGTGTATCCCCGCCTGCGTTATTTACAAACACATTTAAGGGCTCTGTTCTATCTGGGCGAGGATTTTCAAGAGCAATCGCATCGCCCCTGTACTTTAAAGGGGTTAACTGGGGCTCTTTTGGCTCGTAATCCTCAGGGCATACCATAAACCCTTTCCAATTCTTTTTTAGAATCTGATAGGGATATCGTTGCCCGCAATAATCACAAAGGCCATAAGAATATTTACCCGTTGCCTGACTCACGCTTAAAACCCTACATCGGGCAACACATAAGTACTGGCAGTGTCTCTATCTTCCTGTGCCGCTCGATCAAAATCTTGCTCGTACATCTGCTGCAATGCTCCAGTTCTATCCGGTGCATACTTTAAAGACAGCATATAAGCTAATCCCGAGGCTAGGCACGGGAGGAATCTGAAATTAACGTCCGTAGTATTGGTGTAATTTCCGGCGTCCTCCATGCGGCGTATACGGTAGTAAACCAACGTATACGCCTTGTCCGCAGCAGGGTACAGGTAAACTTTCGGGGCACTTGTGCGCTCGACGTATATCTGCGACGGCCTTGCCTGAGTAAGCTTGTTTGGCACGTTAAGGTATTCTTGGCGCCCAATTCGCTCTAGGTTTATATCTTGCTGCTGACCGTTAGTTGTTTGACGGATAACCGCAGTCAACACGTTTACCGTGTCCGTGGGCAGATTAACAACAGAATCACCTTGGACCAGAGATTTAGTGGCTTGTTCAATAGTCCAGAGGTTTAGGCCTCTGTTTGCCCAGTCCAAAAACAACAGATTCAAGGATCGACGAGCCGAGTTGAGCTGATAGCCTGCAGTCATCTGCAT